TGGGCGCGCTTGGTCTGACCAAGTGTATGGCTGTAGTGATGAACAAAAACAACAGCGAGATATACTCTGAAATCATCGATTACAAGCCACAAATCTGGGAGCGTGCTCAAGAGAAAGCTGAACGCATCATCTGTAGTGACAGGCCAGACACCAGCACTCGCCGCTCAGAGAAAGATTGGCGTATGAAGAATGAGCCTAGTGTGTACAAGGACATCTACTATGGTCGGCGCTTACCTGAGTCAGTCAACTGCAGGAACTGTGTGCATGTGAAGCCGCTGACTAACTCCAATGGGGCGGTTTGGTACTGTGGTCGTAGCAATAGATCCATATCAATTGAGGAGCAGCCACTGGGCTGTAAGGACCATATGTGGATACCTGCACTGGTCAACGCAGACCATATGCCTAATAGAAGCACGCCTGATGGCATGGCTTATCAAGCAGGTATCTTGGAGTTCTATAATGGCAAAGGCCCAGAGGGGGCTGAGTATGAGTACAGTAGCGCGGAGATGCGGGAGCTATCTAAGAATAACTTTAACACCCAGATGATGATCGAGGGCGAGAAGATTAGGGCTGAGTTTCCAGGTAGCCACTACGACAACATGGATGAGAGCACCCCTGGGTTTTAGTCCCAGGCGCGTGGGTCTTTAACAATCAGTATCTTGGTCCCTGGGTATAGCGCCTCAACAAGCTTCTTCTTGAGCGTGAATACCTGGGTGATCATACCCTTAGTATCCTCTACCACCACCTCACCATCACGCTTGTAGCGGAAGTCTGCAACGTATGAGCAGATCTTTTTGTCTTCACCATCTACTGTGACTATGCAGGGGAAGTCTACCTGTACCTCTAGTTCAGAGATCTCACCGGCATCTTCGTAACGCCTAAGTATTTTATAGCGCGCCGCCTCAAGCTTTGAGTCGAACACAATGCCATCGTACTCAGTCTTCTTGGCGAAGTACTTACTCTTCTTCGGTGCGCGTTGAGGGATCAAACTAATCTATTCCTAGGAGTTTGTTTAACTCTACCTGCTTCAAGGCTTCTATGCCACGTTCAGCAAGTGACTGAGGCGGTGTTGGTGGTACAGGCGCTCCTGGTTGAGGTGGTCCAGGGGGCGTGCCAGCTTGTGCTTGGGGCATTGGAGCCGCAGGCTGTGCCTGTGCAGGTGGTTGAGCCGCAAGTTGTTGTGCGGCTTGTGCATCAGCTTGAGCTTGTGGTCTAAAGAACTTGCCCTGTAATTTTTGGCGCACTTCATTCATAGCCTCAAAGTCAAATGGGTTAGACAATTTATTCTCATTTGCAGTGAAAGCTTTGTTGATGGTTTCAGTGCTTGGGAAGAATGTATTAAATCTACCAGCCAACAAGTAATTTATCTGAGGAACCTTTGCTTCCTTTAAGGATCTTGCAATTTCTGCATCAGACATACCAAGTGTACGGGCATCTTCAATAGCCATGTTTAAATCACGAAGCGCCTTAAACCTTTGTTCATTTGAAACAAGGTACGCCTTAGTAAGATCTTCAGCGTTAGCCCTTCCGCGAGTCTTTGCAAGTTGATTAAAAATACCTCCAGCAGATGTAACCTGCCGTCCAGCCTCATAACCCTTATATCTTAGAGCATCACTGAGTGCAGGCTTAACTGTTTTAATACCAGTGAGAGCCTCCATAAACTCACCTGCAGGATCGATGCGAATGCCTGATCTTTTTACAGCATCAGATGGATCAAGCAATCCTGCAGATACACCAATGGCTGTAGGGAAATCTTTTAACCTAGCACTTAACCCAAAAGGCATTGAAGAAGTTGTTGATGCGGTTAGATCGGCGGGTAAGAAACCAGGGCTTAGTCCATCTGCAAGATGCGCGAATGATTTGCCAAGCTTAACGCCAGTTTGGTCGCTATCAAGGTATACAGATCTACCAAACCTAGTTTCATTACGAGTTATATCAAGAAGCTTCTCAGTTATTATTGACTCGCCAAGGAATGGGGAGAAATATTCTCCAAGCCCTTGAGTTGCTGCGTCCATAAAGATTTCAGTTAATTCTTTTTCACCCGTAATGCCGTCATTAACTGCATTGAATACTCCTCTAGCCCCTCTAGTTAAGTAGTCATAAGGGTTGGTGTAAGAGAAGTTATAAAAGTCTGTAATATTTCCATCTTTGTCTGTAGCGATAGGGATAAGCATGGCGTTGCGCTCCCAGTCTGCAGCGAATGAACGCTTGTATGCATCAACCTGCTCCATGGTAGCGCCTGTAAGCGCAAGACCACCAGCCATTAGGCCACCATACATACCAGCATCTACAGTCATTGACCCCATCAACCGGCGCATGCCAATAGAGCGAATCGCTGTTGACTCACTACCTAGTTCTTTAATGGCCCTGCCGTAAGTGTTGCCGCTTGTTCTTATTATCTCAGCAGGGAACGCAACGAAGTTACCGAAGGGCAATCTTCTTAGTTGCTTAATAAATTCAGGGACACGCGCATAGTTAGGCACGGTGTCTTTGACAATGCCTGCAGCTTCTCGCTTTAAGAAAGCTTCTACTTCATCTCCAACCAACTCGCTTGGCTTTCTACCATTAAGCATCAAAGCGTTTTGCACATCAGTCACTGGCAAGTCTAATGGTGAATTCTTAAACGCATCCTTTAGCCTGCCAAGTTCCATCTCATAGCTGTAGATCTTCCATACATCATCAGACCCTTGGTACAACTTACCGGCAAAAGTGTTTTGAATATTTTGAGCAGCTTGTATTGCCTTCTTACCATAGACCCCGCCTTTTGCATTCAATGCGTCCTTAAACAGATCCTCAAACTCACCGACCTTTGAGTTGGTGTTGACGATACCAAGGTCAATCATCTCGTTGTAGTAATCATCAATTTCTGCTTTGGTCGATCTAGCATTCTTTGACCCAACCCCAAACCCAACGTCATCAAGCTTAATGATTCGCTGGCCAATCTGGCTGAACACAGTCTCTGCAGAACCTAAAAGGTTTTCGTTGTTACCAAAGTTACCATTCCTTAATGCAAAGAAGGCTGCAGTCGTTGCGTTTCTTACTTGTGTGATAGGACTCAACACAGTCTTAGATACTTGAGAAGCACCTTTAAGCGCAAGGAATGTTGCCCAAAGCTTATTGGTGTCACCGCTTAGTATTCCTGCAGGGATGTCTTCAAATGCCCGATGGTATTCTTCTTTAACGTACTTACCGGCAAGAGGTCCAAACCTATTCTTTGCAGACTGAGAAACTTCTGCGCCAGAAAAAGCATCTTCCATACCTATTCTTTTATAATTACCAATCTCTTCTATAGGAAGGTTTGCAGGAGGCGCATCAAAAATAAATCTATTATCTAATGGTAGTGAGTTGTTGTAATCATTTAAGTTTTTGTAGTAATTCGCTTTGGTTATTGCCTTAGTCATACCATCAACTGTTTCAATAGCCCTGGTCCTTAAACCTACACGCTGCTCTTCAAGGCTTCTTTGTCTGATTACATCTTCGCCAAACGTACCATCACTTCGCTTAACACGCCCAAGAACATCAGACCCGCCAGAATATTCACCAAGAAAGTCTCTTACTGCAGGCAGGTCATCTAACCTCCTACCTTTCATGATGCCTTGAGCAACACCACTAAGCGTGCTTGCATCGAATTGATCTTGCGGCTTCATGTTTGCTTTATTAAAAGAAACTTTTCTGCGAAGGTCATTCAGTACGCCATAGGCAGCTTCTTCAGATATAGCTTGCCCTGGGTTTGCAGCCTCAGAAATATTTAATATCTCTTTAAGTGCTTTGTCGGTTTGATCTGGCGTAGGTACATAACCATTTTCATCTTTAAGAGATCTGTACATACGGGTTGCGTAGTATGTTTTGTTTGCGTCAATAGCTGTCGTTAACTTTTCAGACATCTCAGCACTCATGAACGTGTCTTTCAATATTGTGTCAGACATATCGTCAATTTGTTTTCTAAGGTTATCTGCAGTTTTAACTAATCCAAAGTCACGCTTGCCAAGAAGAAGAGATGGAGTTTTTGCTTTATTTAAAGTCTCATCAATACCCGATAAGGTAAGGCGTGCTTCGTTGCGAACAAGCTCTCTTGATTTGTTGCCTTTCTTTTCAGCAAACAGGTAATCATTTAAAGCGTTAAGTGTTACGCGCTCATCAACGTCATTCAAATTACCCGAAGCCTTTAAAGCTTTTAAAGTATTGTCTACTTCTTCTAGGCTTTGACGCGCAGCATTGTTGCTAGAGTTAAGTTCTTGAACCCTCAAAGACTCAAGCTGCTTTGACAATGAGTCAGGCATGTCGCCTTGGAATGTTAAGTATCTTGTAGCAAGCTTGCTTGCTTTAGCTATATTCTTTTGAAGAAAGGTTGGGTCTTCGATGTCTGGCTTAACGCCGACATTAGATAGGATACTGTCAGGATCTCTAATTGCTCTTGCTGTATTTTTAAGCCGTTCAGTTTTCGCTAAAGCATCAGCGCCTGCACCAATACCTTTACTTGCAAGGCCCAAAGCCTTTGGCACACCAAGAATTAATGCAGCACCTTCACCAGCAACCTTGAATCGATTACCTAATTCTGCAGCGGCTCTTTCAGCACCCATCAATCCTTCGGTATTTATTCTTTTGGTTGGCCCACCATCAAAGAAATCACCAAGGGTTTCTACATCAGGGGTGGTAGCAGCTACATCTGCCGCAGCAAATGCAGCAACTTCTCCAGCACGCCCAAGCCTTGCAGCTTTAGCGGCCTTAGCTGCTAACCCACCAGGTACAGCAAACTGCGTAATAAACTTAGCAGCCTCGCCAAGTGTAGTAGATGTGGTTGGTTTGTACTGAGAGAAGAAGTCTCTTACTGTTTGCGCGTTGCTTTCATCGTCATCAGAAATAAGATCTACAAGTTCTGCAGGCAGTGAAGCTATACCTTCAACAGTACCCACAAGACCTGCGCCTACACCTCTGGCGATATCACCAAAGGCAGACACATCTTCTTCACCTAGTTGCGCGCCACGCTCAACGAAAGGGTTGTTTGCTAAAAACTTTCTTGCAGAACCTAAAGCGACATCTTTGTCATCGGTGTCAATGTTAAGAGATCTGCCGTCTGACAAATTTACCTTAATCATCTTTAGGTTTCACGTTTCCTTTCGCATCAAGATTAACTGACCCATCGTCTGCCGAAGGGGCTACTGACATATTCATATTTGCTGCAGCCATCCTAGCAGCTTCCCTAGCAGCCCCGTCTAGATCGCCTAGGTACTTAGGATTTTTCGAAAATACGTCAAAGTATTCTTGCGTAAGCTGTGCAAGCTGCATTCTTCTTTTATATTCAGTATCCCCAACATCTTGGCTCAACAATAAGTTAATTAATTCATCAGTTGACGCTTCAGGCATTTCTTTTTTAAGAAGTTTAAGATTTTCTGCAAACGCAGTACCACGCTCATTAACCTTCGTGGTTCGTTCTGCTATGTCTCTGGCTTGCAAAGCATCATCGTATTCTTGGCCAGCCCTAAACTGTTCTAAGGCTAAATTGCCAGACCGCCTACCAGAAGCGCCTTCGCCAGTGGTCGCACCCATTCTAATCAAATCTTTTTCAGTACCAAATGGATTAAAGCCTGCCCTTAATCTATTCATAAAGCCTTTTGTCTCTTCGTCAGAGAGAGCCGCACTTTCTTGAGGGGGAACATAAGCCTGACTCTCTTGAGTAACACCTGCATAAGGATCTTCTTCTGCAGATTGTCCAACAGATGGAGGAGGTGTGGGAGGTTCAGGTTGTGGAATTATTCCAGGGGTCATGCCTGTTCTAAGTTGTTCCATGGTTGCAGGAGCATTTCTTCTAGCGCCTTCTTCCATGGCGCCAACCGTGGGGAACATTTCAAAATCTTCATCCACATCGCCTGGATCAGACAAGCCAAGAGCGCGACCAAAGCGGCTGTCAGCAACATACTCTGCACCTTCCATTGCCAATCTTGGAATAGAAGTAATAGCGTCTCCAACGCGAGCAGCAGATCTACCAACATTGTATCCAACATTAGCCGCCATTCTACGGTCATTGAGAAGGTCTAGGTATTGCTGTTGAACTTCAGGCTCACTGGCTTCAAATTCTTCTAGGGTTATACCTAAGTCTTCAATCTCTTCAGCAGTAACTGGGTTGTCAACAGAAACCCCAGCAGGCTTAACAGGGAGTGCAGCTATGCCTCCAGCAGATGGATCTGCCTCTGCAGCCATTGCTTCTTCAGAACCAAGAAGATCTGGCAATTCCGCCCCAGCCCTTACCAATTGCCTTTGCTTCTCAAGACCTCCTAAAGTTCCGCTTTTACCTAACGCTACCGCTTTCTCAACAGCGTCAAAAACTTTCTTGCCTTTATATCCCAGTCTTCCAAGGTATGAGATCATAGCGGCTGGCGCTGTTATGCCTCCCGCCGCAAGCGCAGCAGTTGCGCTGGCTATACCGACATCAACAGGATCATCTGGGTTAACAATAAAGAAGTCAGTAAAGTCTCTGGCAGTAAGTCCTTGACCTTCTCTAGGGTTTTTCATGGAATCCGCAGTAAAGAAATCACTCATGGTGCCATCGTCACCAACAATTGCATCGCCAATAACGGAAGCTACACTTCCAGCTTTATCCATAAAGCTTGGATCTTCATCTTCTACTAAATCACCATCAGCGTATCCACGAACAGGCGCAACACCAGCCATGATGCCACTAGCTTGACGCTGCTGTGGCGTTTGGAACATTGGTCTGTTCATAATCTCATTGTACATTACTGAACCCCTGTTCTGTCGCGCTTAACCTTTGAATAGTCTACACGGTAGTAGCCGTCATCGCCCATGGCTACAGCGCCTGGATCAACTTCGATCAACTCTTGAGCAATCACGCCTTCGGTCTGATCGTCAACGCCCATGGCCTTAGCCGTATCATTCCAATCCCATGTGTACCAGCCTACACCTGGCTCAACTTCATCTACCTTGACTACGTTTTCTTTTAGACGTATGTCGGAAAAGATACCAGCTATAGTCCCAATAAGACCCCCAGCTTTCGACAATCCGCCCTGCACTCTTCCAGCACCACTTTCGCTTTCATATCTTTGTGTGGGCGCGAAGTTTGTTCCAAAACCACTTTGATATTGAGGCATAAATGGCTGCGCCCCGCCAAGCAATGCTTGCCCACGCATTAATCTTTGATACGGCTCATCAGACATTTGAAGTCCAGCCTTGTACTGAGCATCAAGTCCTTGCTGCTGAATACCGCGACCAGATGCGCCCAGCCCACCAAGCGTACCAATCTGGCTCGTGAGCATGTTCTGACCTTGTTGGCCTAGACCAGCAATACCAGCCGCGCCTGCTCTTTGATTAGCGCCTGTCATTTGGTAAGCATTCATGGCATTACTCATCTGCTGGTTGGTCAAGCCACCCATGCCAGATGCTGCGCCCTGCATTCGATTCATTTGATTGCCGAATACATTAGATCCAAGCTGCTGTGCAGACTGAAATTGACTACCTAAGTTTTGGCCAATGCCTGCGCGTTGAGCGGCTAAAGAACCAATACCTTGCTGCCCCGAAAGACCAAGTTGACCACCCTCAAGCGCGCCACGTTGAGCAAGTTGTTCTGCAGATAAGCCTAGGTTAGCTGCCTGTTGTGCTGCAGATATACCTGTCTGTGCGCCTGCCTGACCCAGAGAGCCAGTCATTTGTGCAGCCTGCTGTCTACGTCCTTGCGCCTGTTCAAACGACTGTTGAGCCTGCTGTTGAGCTTGCTGGAAGCCTTGTGAGCGCAACTCTGCGCCGGTCTTAGCTTGCTGTTGTAATACGTTGCGGCCTATCTCAGCCTCTGCAATAGCACCGCGAGAGCCACCAAATGCACCTGATTTAACAGCCTGATCACGAGCAGCAATCTTTTGCTTCTCACCTAGGCGCGCAATCTCTGCTTGTTGTGCGTCAATTACATCTCTATTGAATGGGTCCATGAAGCTGCTGGCAGACGATGGATCGTACTGATCACCAGTACCTGCTAGTCCCGCTATGCCCTGCATTGCAGCAGACTGACCCATCTGACCAGCAGATCTAAGATCTCTGCCAGCCATTTCTGTTTGGCCTCTAGCACGGGCAGCGGCTTGTGCGGCTTGTTGTTGTGCAGAACCTACCTCTCCAGATATACCTTGGCCTGCACCACGGATGTCATCAGCAGCGCCCATCATCATGCGGCGTGCATCTTGGTCCATGAACTGTTGGCCCATGCTGGGGTCATAGCCACGAGTGCTTTGTTCATATAAGGCACGGGCTTGAGGGTCTGCAAACAATCCAGCAGAACTAGGGTCAAATGCTCTAGAGCCTTGACGGTACATGTCTTGAGCTTCAGCAAGTTGTGCGCCAAATCCTCCAAGACCACCCGCTAAGTTACGGGCTTGAATCTCTTGTGGCGATAGACCAGCGATCTGCTGTATGGGAATAGGGATTTGCTGCCCTATCATGCCTAGGTCACCAGTTGATGGATCTCCAAAATATGCAGCAAGCATATTTCTTGAAGCCATTTCCATGGCTGGATCAGCATAAGCCTGACTAGCTGTGGGGCTTACAATGGGAGTCGCTGTTTCTACCTCTTGCGTTTTAGAACTAAATATTCCCATTACGAATTCCTCATCGCTTGCTCACCAGCCTGCTGCATAGCGTACATCATACGCGCACCCTTCATTCTCTGATCTTCCTTATCGCCATTAGCGCCATCCATCTTGCCAATACCACGCAAGGCTTTGGCATTCACAACAAACTCGCCATCACTAAGCATGGCTGGTATATCGTCTGATCGCTCTGTACCTGGTCCTGATATTTGTCCGTTCATGCGGGGGTAGTAGACATCGCCTCCATTAGCAAGCGCCATTAAACCACCTTGCGCTCGTGCAACCGGAGTTATTACTAATGGGGTAAACTCGTCACTAGACGTATCTTCTGTACCTGCACCTTTACTTTTAATTAACGCAATAAGTTCTTCTCTGGTCATTTGGTCGATAGACTTTTCTGACCCAGAACCTCCTTGAGCTTTAGGTGAGTCTGCATTGGTATTATCAGTAGGTACACCGCCAGCGCCTTCTGGCGCTGCAGGTGGAGCACTAGCATTAGTGTTGGATGGGCCGCCCATAAAACCACCCGAGAACATTCCTTCAGGTTGAAGCGAAGAAATGCCCCCATTCAGTACATAGCCGCCATCCGCAGCCATCCCAATATGGCCAATGTCCCCTAAAAGATTATTAGTAAATTCTTCAATTGTTTCAAAAGGTTCTTGGCCATCTTCAATGCGAGTTTTATTCACACTAGCTAATAAAATATCATCAGAAGTAGCCGCGTCTTCAGTCGGAGTTGTTGAGGCATTTGGATTAGGAACAACCGTTGGCTGCGTGCCTGGAGGAACCATTCCTGGCCTAGGTGTTGGCGCTCTTAATTGCCCTCCAACTGTTGGCCCTTTGTTTTCGTAGTTAGCGTAACTCATACCAGCTAAACGTTGAGGTTGAAGCGCCGCTGCATACGGGCTGGGTCCAAGGTTACTAGGAAGAAAAGATGCAGTTTTTCCTACATTTCCATATCCTTTTATTTGAGAAAGCGGACCTCCTGCAAAACGCTCTAAAGAACCAGGCTGACGAAGAACTTCGGCAGTCCTTTGTTTAGATAAACTTCTTAACTGAGCAGTCGTTCTTTTGTCCAGATTACCCATATAACACACCAAAATATTTTATTAACATTTCCAACGCTTCCTTGCTTGACGCAACCTAGAGTTAGGATTCTTAGCCGCTTTAGGAAACTTCTTCATCTGACCTGCAGATCTAGCACAAAAAGACTTTCTTCTCTTTGCTCTCTTGCCTGTTGGCTTATCTTCTGTTACCGCAGTCTTGAGTTTACTACCTGGATTTGCTTTGCGATAGGCTTTTACACCAGCTTCTGTCATGCCTGCGCCTGATTTAGTAGGCAGGTAGTTGGCAG